GGTGTGTTAGTCCACACCTTATTTTATTAGTTATACTAAATACTTTTGAGTAAGTTCATGTTTAGTTATGATATTGCTTACTCCTCTCGTTTGCTCTCGATAATTTGCAATGTCGCGTATTCTTGCACGCGCTGTTCTTGTGCATTTGTTCTTGACGGCATTGATAAGACGTTCAAATAAACCCTGTTCTATTATATCCATGTTTTAAAATTCTTTATGATTGTTGTTAAATCCAAATTACACATTCAGGATGCTTCCTTACATGCTTTTTCTGTTTATGCCTTTCGTGAGTCCACCATCTGACAATAGAACCACGATGCCAGTACTTACCATGCCCTTCCTCTTTCATGCCGAGAAGAACGCCTTCGCGACTGAGACCATAAGGGCGGTAGGCTTTAACGAATTTCTTCAGAATGCGGTGCTTCATAAGGCTATTCGGTTTTGAGTTTAAATTTCTGCTGCCATTCTGGGTCGTGGATAGAGCCTACAACCTCTACATCGCCTTCATAATCGTTAACAACGACTCCATATAACAACCATGTTCTTGTGCTTACAGGGTTGGCATACACAACATCGAAGCAGTAACCGCGAACACCACCAACAACATGACCGATAACCTCGCCATTGTGGGCGAGGATGTCGCCGTCATATATCTCCTTGCCGCTCTTGTCGAAGAGACCTGTGAACTGACAGACGGTGTTGGGGTCAACTTCAAAAGCCAAAGGAGGTCTTTTAATTCTATAGATAAAAGCTTTGTCTTCATAGCTACTACCCCTATAGTAGCCTTCCAACCACTCGCCATTGTCAATACGTTTTGCCTTGAATTTGATTGTTCTCATAATCCGTTATGTTGTTATTGTTTTCGTCTGAGGCTATTACTTCCGGTTCAAGACTCAATGTTACCCTAACAGGTTCGTCTTCCCAAGACAAGTTACTAAAGTTCCGAGGAACGACAAACCTGCTTCTCTCATATTCTCTTACGGTCATTTCGTCATTGCAGCAATAAATGCCGTCCTTGAATTTACACCAGAATCCAAACCACTTGTCACGAAACGGCTTATCCGGAAACAGTACGAGCGTATTGTCTCTATCGCAAGCGAGCCATAAATACTTTTTGCTTTCTTTCATAGAGCTATTCGTCTTTTAGGTTCAACTTCTCCTGCCATTCCTTATCGTGGATGGAGCCTACCACCTCGCAGTATTGTAAGGTTCTTTGCTTTATGGTGTCGCAGATGCCATCGGATATGCCGCGCACGGACGACTTGGGGTTCTTGACGGCCATGATGTAGAAAGATGCTTCTTTTTCGTCCCAGCCTATTGTGCCGTAATAATTGTCATACTCATTGGCTTCGATACAACTGAACGGATATTTATCAGACCGTAGTACATCGCCCTCGTATATCTCTTTACCGTTATTGTCCTTGAAGCCAGTGAACTGTCCAACAGTCTCGGGATTTACTTCATACCCACCAACCATAGTGCGAGGTACTAAGCCAGTTGTTGTGACCCTTTGATTGTGAACTAAGTCACCGTATCTCCAAGCGTCCGTGAAGACATCTTTGCCACGAAATTTGATTGTTCTCATAGTTTATTCCTCCTTAAGTTCTACAGGTTCATCATTCCAGTTAAGCTCTCGTCCGATAAGCTTCTTAATACTACCTTTTGGAAGTTGAAAACCGTGAGCACCATATTTATCTTGTGGCAGCCAATAGTTGTGCTCGACACAATCCCCAGCCCACATATCAGGCTTGCAGTTGAATATCCATTCGCCAATATAATCTACCGATACCCATGCCATATTATTCCTCCTTTATGCCAAAGGGCGTGCCGTCGGCAAAAGTTGTTTCAGCAAAAGCAGAGTCGTACGTTTTAATCAAGTTTCTGAAACTACCAAAACTATCAACATTATTAATTAAAATGCCTGTGGAGTACAATTCCATTATGTGTAGAAAATTACAATCTCCACAGGTTTTCTTTATCCATCCAAACGGATGATGCTTCTGCATTTCCTGCCAGCACTCTTCTGCATCCTTGAATGGGCGGTACTTGGGTTCTGGCTTGATGCGATAGTCGCATGTATGAGGATTGAATGCAGGAAGGACTGTTTCTTGCCACTCTACATCGTACCTACCTTTTGGCCGTTTCTCTATCTTTTTACCGTCAACATATCCCTGTATAATAGGCAGAAGGTCTTTTGCTTGTTGTCTGTTCATAATAAAAATATGTACTTTAAATTTATATACTATTTTATAGTAACCTAAATTAGATTCTATTTAAACTTCATTAACTTTGTTACTGTTTATATAATCATATAAATGATTAACTTTGTAGCGCAAATTAGAATCGAGGTTAACAACCTCTGGCGAAACAGCCAAGAAAAAAGTCCTTCCAGCCCTACAGCTCTAAGACATTTCCCCCAGTCCTGTGCTGGGGTTTTTCTTTGTATGGTGGCTCCATGCAAAGTACTCCAAGCAATTTCGCTGAAGAGTATAAATGCCAGAAAGGAGGTTGTTGCCTCATGAAAGATTCTAATTTGCAAGAAAGTAACATGAAGGAAGTGTTTTGCCGATACATTCGCAAGGCAGGTAAGATTATCTACCCTAAGAATGGCAAGTACTTCCATTTCTATGTAACAGCGTAAGTATTACGCTTGTTCTTTCGGGGATGTGTTCCAGGAGACACATCCTTTTCCTTTGCTCATTGTTCTTCCTCCAATTCTTTTTGAATATTATCTAACCACATAAGAACATCCTCAATACCAACAGTAGTAAGATTTAGTTCCTTATACCTGTTTAATTGATTTTTCTTATTAATAATTATATTAATTGCTGTTACTCTACACATTATAAACCCTCCGATATCTTCTACCTAAATCTTTTTGGATGTCTTTTACAGCAGCTCTTGCTATTCGCAAGGCTTCTTTCAGGGTTGCAACATCATGTTTTCTTGCTGCGAAACCATTAATAATGGTTTCATGGTTGCATTGTGATATATTGATGTCCATATTCTTGTTGTTTTAATCTCTCCCTGCTGTCACCAGGGAGAGGAATGATTACTCTGTTACACCGTAGACTTCGGGCAACTTGCGAATTATATCACCTCCGTAGCTATCCTTTGTCAACTTGACAAACTCACGAACTGTAGTGCTACCATCGAGGCTGATGCCTTTGTCTTCACAGAAGCTCTCACGTCCCATTTGGCATGACCCTGTAAGCACATGATGATAAGCGAAGAGGTCACGATTTGGATAAGGCGTGTCATACTCGGGGAATTTCTTACGGAATGCCTCGATGCGCTCTTCTTCGGTGCTGCCGTCATAGAGCTTCTCTTGCAGGGAAGAAAAAGCGTCATGTAGGGTGCTGCCGTGGGCGAACTTATTCTGCTCCTTGACAATATAGCATGGCTTCTGAGTCAAATCACGTTGCAAGATATAACCCTGTGCAATGTTGCCACGAACGGACTTGATGATTGTCGGCACATCGTCTACCATATAAACAGTATCGCCGTTTATTTCTTTTACGCCAGAGCCATCGCCAGAGCCATCGCCAGAGCCATCGCCAGAGCCATCGCCAGAGCCATAGCCAGAGCCATCGCCAGAGCCATCGCCATAGCCATAGCCAGAGCCATCGCCAGAGCCATCGCCATAGCCAGAGCCATAGCCATCGCCATAGCCATAGCCAGAGCCATCGCCAGAGCCATCGCCATAGCCAGAGCCATAGCCAGAGCTAAGGCTTAAAAAAGCCTTGATGCGGTCTTCTAACGTTTCCATTCTCTTACCTCCTCTATTGACTTGATTGCCTTGTCTGTGCAAGGAATTATCTCGATTGCGTCGAGTATCGTAATACTATCAACTGTGACAGTGAATTTACATTCTCTTGGAATAGCCGTACCGTCCTTGGCAAGCTGTGATAATGAAGCCGCACCATCCCAATACCACAGACGACGTACGTTGTGCAACGTCACTTCTCTGCCATTCTGTGCTACAAGTGTTCCGAACTCTACTCCGCTGCGGTCGCCACGGATAATTACTTTCTTACCAATGTTTGTTTCCATTGTTTCTTTGTTTTTTAAAATTTTGTTAGATTTGGTTTATATCTTTAGATTTGCGTCCAAGCCCAGTGCCCAAAGTATGTGCTGGAGCTCGTGGACGTACTTTATCCTGTGTATGTATGTCACCTTTAAAAGTAACATACATCCATTCACTATTAGGAGTGCAGATAACTTCGATGTTGTGAGCGTCGTGACCATAAATGTATGTCACCAGTTTATCTCGCTCCCACCCGTTCTTTTCGAGGATTTCGGGAGTAAGAGGGATAGGCTCAATGTTGCAACACCATATTCCCCAATACCAACCATCATCTTCAATGGTATTCAGAGTAATGGCACCTTTCTTTTCTTTGTACTCCCTTAGTGAGTCTATATCAGTCACCTTGCCAATAAGTCCATTTTTGATAGAATCGTTTTCGTTAATCCTTACAATGTCTCCTATTCTCAGGTCTTCTGCTTTAATCATTTGTCACCTCCTTTCGGCAGCAAGTCTGCTAAGTAGCACCACTTGTCGAAGTTTCCGCATTCTTTCCAAGCAATACGCACGCATAGGGCTATCTGATCTTGAGTGCTTCCATACATCTTTTGCGACTTGATAATATCGTCCTTGAGTCTTACCCAGTTGAAGAAAGTAAGATATATTTCGCCCTTTTTGAAAAGACGTTTAATGATAGCACCTTCCTCTGTAGGTTCTTCGTCTCGTTCGTGCCAAAGAACTTCCTTAAACCATTCGACACCATCCTTAAATGAGGCGCGACACGCTTCTTCCTTATCCAAGGTGCTACGACACGGATTGTATTTATCAGCGTTCAAATCCGCTGCTTCTGCAATTTTATTTTCGTCTATCATATTATTCTGCTTTAGTTATGTTGAGTTCCACTTGCACGCTATTTGACATTTCTTCGTCCATTGTGCCTTTAACCAAAGAATAGAGATACCTACCGAGACGTTGGTAAAGATTATCTTTGCCTTTACCGTCTGCATTGTGAGTGTCCTCCATCACCTCTACATATTCGTCCGATTTCAGCATGATGCCGTTGTCGGCTTGATGAATTGTGAATACGTCTTTCATTGCTGTGCTTCCTTTTCTATTTCCTCAAGCTTTTGTTCGTAAGCTTGGATTATTGCGTTTTGTCTGCCGATAATCTTTACGGCATCTTCAAAATGCTTGAGGAGGTTTTCGTAAGCACTCAGTCTGCCAACTTTAAAGAAAGTATAGAAGAGTGCTATGGTAATAGAGAAACTAGCGATGATTTTCAATATTTCTATCATAAGCATAATTTAGAATTTTTCTCTGATTTTCTGATATTGTGTAATAAATGTCTTTTCCGTGACCCACTCGCTGTACCGTGTACGGTAGTAGGTCTTGGGCTTGCCTGATGCCAATCCGTTCTTGTCGCGAGGAGTGTTGACGCTCTTGTATATTTTCGGGACGATGTCGGTGGACTGGTATGCCGTGACGTATTCGTCCTCGAAGGCTATGTGTGCGGTCTCACGGAACTTGACGTTTTCGAGAGAGAAGGGGCAGCTCATTCGCTGCCTCCTTCTATGTAAGGGCTGGTAGTGTTGAGAAGTTGGGCGGTGTCCTCGTTGTAAGGGATGCAATCACGGTAAACACCGCTCATACAAACATAAGGGAAACCACCTTTTTCTTGGTGGTGAGAAAATATATTTATCCTCCATTGTTCATCTACACCATCCCTCACCAGCACCTTGTCAAACGGCTTGAACGGGCACTTGGGCTTTACTGGCTCTACTCGCAGGGTGTCGGGATTGTACTTGCCATTGTAATGCTTTTCTGCGTTAGCGATAAACGCCGCTCTTTCTCCTTCTCTCGCCTTTACAAAGCAATCCGTGTCGCAGACCACCTCCTCGTCAAACGATGCGTCAAACACATAAAAACAGATTGTTGTGTTAAATTCGGTATAATCGTCATTCACCCAACCTTCAAAGATAGCGTACATGCCGCCATCTTTGGTATACACCACGTCGCCTCGCTTGAAGAACTTCGTCCAGTCGCGCATTTCACGGGAGGGAAACAAAAGACATTCTGATTGAGAATATCCAGAATAAAAAGCTCCATTTCCCGTAAAAGTATTGAAAATGTCCTCTCCGTTGATAGTCTTGGAAAAAACAGAAATGCTATCTTTTCGACATTCGATGAACTTGCCCTTTCCAAATAAAGGACTATACAGCTTTATCTCACCTTGGCAGTCCGTCAATATCTCTGCTATGTTAATCTTGTTTTCCATTGTTGTAATTTTTATTGTAACGCATTTCCAGGAATTCTATCTTCTCTTGGAGGTATTTCATAGTCTCCTTGAGGTAGGCTATTCTGTAAGTCTCGGCATATTCTGACGCATTGACGGTAATCTTGAACACGTCAGACGGGCGAGGTTACGGATGTGCCGTTGGTCTTTCTTCGTCAGTTCCATTGAAAAGTTCTTGTCGTCCGCATATATATTCGTACATCTTCTTGCACCATTCATCGGCAGGCTTGTCGTTTAGACTGTCAGCATAATGCTTGAGGTCAGCCAAAGTAAAAAAGATGCCGATGCGATAATGTCCCTTGCTACTGTTCTTCGATTCTTCTACTGTCACACCACCCAGAAGGTGGATAAGCCATGTCTTGATTTTCTTCTTCATAGTTATGTTCTTAGGATTAATGTTTAAATTTTTTATGTACTTCTGCTTCACTATGGCTTGTTACCGTTGCATATATACGAACCCCTTTAATCGTTTTGCAGGACCTATAAATCTGTACCAAAAGAGGCAACATTCCTTTTTGATACAAAAAGGCGTTATACAACTTGACAGGAAGCTTTTTATGTGTACCTGCTATCATCTTCTTTCTTATTCTCTTTTTCAACGTGCACTCCTTTCTGCTTCGACAGCGCATGTTAGCTGTTCTACACGTTCTTGCAGTTTCACTTGCGCCTTGCTCGCCTTGTCACGCTCCGCTCTTGCTTCTGCGATACACACGTAGCTCACTGCCGTTGTCACAATCAGCACAGCACCTATGCACACCCACGGCAGCCGATGCACAAACTCGTTAACTTCACGGCACACACCCTTGGCGAATGCCCATCCGTACCTTACTGCGTAGATGCCAGCCTCCCTGGTCGTGGCATTGTCTACAAAATCAATTGTTGTTGTCTTCATTGTTTTATTCTTTACGTTAAACTCAATCTTAGATTTTTAAAATTAAATATATACCATATCATATGGTGGCGTATTTGTTGGCGTAATTTTTATATATATGATTACGATAACTATACGTGTAATTAACAAGCATGTCTTCTGTGTATTTGCTACAGATTGCAATACGTTTACAGATATTGCGTATCTTCTTTATTAATTTGCATTTTACCGCAAATTTTACAATCTGTATTGATTTGCAAACAGACATACCAATTTTCGCCGCCATATATTTGTACGAAATACCTTTGTCTATAAATTTTTTGCCATAACCAAAACGATTACAAGTCTTGACAGCTTCCGTGTATTCTTTTTTCGAGCACGGTTCTTGTCTTTGCTGAATCATTTGTTTTGCAAAATTCTTTCGACGTTGTATTTCGACAAGCAACATAGCGGTCAATGTATTCTCTATGTTTTTTATTTCTTGTGCATAAGCATTCTTTTTTAAGTTAGTATTAGGTTGAAATGTAAACTCAGGTATAACAATGTTGCGATGTGCTGTATGACTATGCAGTGATTTAAAAACAAGATGCTTGTAGTCAAGACCTGTTTCTTCAATCAATTCCATATTTTTAAGGATAAACAGTCTATCTTTGATAGCATTTACGCTTATACCTGTAATATCATGTAATTTGTTGATACTCCAATTTTTAACAATAGAATTGCGAGTGTGGGCTTTTACAAACAAAGAGAATGCTATCGCTTTTCTCAATTGAGAATTGCGATACATCTGATTTATTATAATTCTCTTTATCTTCATGTCTGTAAAAAGCAAAAGCGACAAGGTTGTGTACTTACCTTATCGCTTCGTATTTAATGCGTCGGTGAAGACGCGGCTTAAATCCATTTATACACTTCACGATGTACACAAGTCGCTTAGTGGTGACTAATAGCATCTCTATTTTTCACACCACAAAATTAATATTTTATTCTGTAATACTAATAGTTTTGTTTAATATTTTATAATTTGTTAATAGTTTATTTTAGTTTTCTATTAGTTTTTGCTATATTTGCAGCGTTAAACCATAAAATTTATGCTTATGACATATTCACAGACAGAACAGTATATGTGGGCAGACCGTATTCTTAATGCTGTATGCTCCGTTGGCGGTGTTACATTCATTCAGCTTGTTTCAGAAACAAAGACTGTAAAGACGAATGTATTACGGGGGTTGTACTGCGTCCTGACGAGAGACTATAGTGTACACCCAGAACGGGCAGCTTTGCTTATCTCGCGCACCCGACAGAACGTTATCAATCAGACAAGACGCTATTGGCAGTATTTACAGGCCAAAGACAAAGTAATCGTAAACCTGTACAACGAAATCAAAGAACTCCTTAAACAATACGACAATGAGAAAAGACTATGATGTTACAATTCCAGATATGCTGTTCCCAAGCGACAACGAACTGGAAATACCAACACTCGACATTAATATGCAAGCTGAGAACTGCCAAATCCCATTTCTTTGCTTTGGCGAACAGAAGCGTACATATAATATGAATGGTGCCGGAACGCTACATTTCTACACCGACGACTACCGTTTCACGTCAGTATACGAACACCCCGAAAAAATATACAAGCAACACCATCCTGCCAATATCGTAGAGCCCAACTTCTCATTGTTCAATGAGACACCAATATCATTCGGAATGCAAGCCCTCTACAAAAAACGATGGATTGCACGTGCTATGCAGACACGTGGCATTGGCATATTCGTAGACCTTAATGTAGCGCAGAAGTGGTATCAGCTGAACATGCTTGGTGTTCCTCGTGGTTGGCGTGCTTTCGCAACACGAGGTTATTCTGACCGATTGAATAATCTTGCCTTTGAATTGTCAATCGCCAGAGACTGGGCATTAGGCAAAACTCCTCTGTTTGTAATATATGGTGGCGGCAACGAATGTCGGCGGTTCGCCCAGGAGAATGGTTGTATATACATCAACCCAGTCGTTACAACAAAGAAAAAAATCGAAGCTGTAAAAAAAATACAGGAAGGCGTCGCTTTCTTCAATGAAGAATTTTCAGTTAAAAAAGAACTTGAAAAGCTCACACCGTTCACGCATCAGATAGAGGATTTCTCATCAAACAGTAAACAAAACATAGAAAACAAAGATAGTTTATTCAACGACAAATGATTCTTAAATTATTATCAATTAATGAAGTACCTTTGTCTTGTTCATAAGCAAAGGTTTTTAGTAGAAGGCTGGCCCGCGAGGGTCGGTCTTTTATTTTATATATAACGTACATGTGCTGTAAACTATTAATTTATATTAAATACTAATTGTTTATTAGTTTTCTCTTTGCTGTTTAAAGATAAGTTATTAACTTTGCGGTGTTAAAATTAATAACGACTAATAGGAGATACAACAATGATACAGCTTACAAAAAGCGAACTTAACAAGCTCAACACACGCAAAGCGAAGGTTGAAAAGCTTAAAAACGACCTTAGAGAGTATTTTGATGCATCAGGCGATATGTCATTACCCGACATTGAATGTACCTGTATAGGTTACAGCGCAATGGGAATGGTTGAAGCTAACGACATCAAAGATAAAGAAGGTAACGTTATAGGTTTTCAAGCTACAGTAGATGATTTAGATTACAAAGTTGAATACGTAGAAGAAGATGGTGATATATACCTTATAGGTTGGGAAGAACTTGAAGACGACCTTAAATATCAGCGTCGCAGACTTAACAAAGCATGGAGAGTGTTCAAGGCAGAAAATCCTGACGCAGAACTTGAACGCGACGATGAGGAAGATTAATTGTTTACACGGGGGTAGATAACATTTACCCCCCCCGATTACATAAATCATTAACTTTGCAAAATAAAAAAAAACAAAAGATTATGGCAAAAGGTGGAGGTTCAACAAGAACGGTAAACAGCTCTAACGCAAGCGCGAGCAGAACAAATACCGAAAAAGTTGTTCTTGCGAATAACAAGAACAGCATAAATATAAAAAGTATAAAAGGAGAGTCCCCAATAAAAAACGTAAATGACGACATAGTTATCAATGGAACTGTTGTGTATGGTGCATCTAAAACAGAAAGATTGAGAGAAGATACACCGAGAGACCTCTTTATGGATGGTATTCAAACAAGACTGATGCGCCAGAATTCTCAATTTATAAAACAGGTTGACAGAATGAGGTTCACAAACGAAGGAGGCGGAGTTTATACAATTAACACAAAAGTCGGTGGAGGACAAATCGAAGCCGAAACGGATTCTTTTGGAGATACGACCTATAATACACACGTATGGAATGCCACATACAACAGTTGGAAAGATACAAAATGGGGCAGTCTGAATGCGGCAAAAGCACATATAAAAAAGAAATTAAAAGGCTTTTAAAACTTAACTATGCTAAAAAGATAAAATATCCCAAGAAAAATTTTGTACATCACAGAAGATTTTATAATTTTGTGGTGTCAAATAAATCTACGAGGAGTTTAACAAGGCTCTTTCGTTCTCCCGAGAGGGCATTTTTTATGCCTAATCGTTTTTTCGGAATAAGATACAAGTGTATCGTCCCTTGCATACGTTGTAATGGCGTGTGCGTGCTTTTCGTAGAGGCATTTGACAAAGGGTAGCGGTACACTTTTTTTGTTGTATCAACCCAACATTATATTAACGTCAAAAAATCTACGAAAATGACTGACGTAAAAATTTTCAATTCTCCGATGTTTGGAGAACTTCGTGTTACACGAAACGAGAAAGGCGAGTTGCTTTTCTGTCTTAAAGATGTATGCGACTCGCTTGGGTTGCAAGTTAAAGATGTTGCAAAACGTATTGTATGCAACCCTGATAGTGTCGGGGTATCATCAGAAGTTAAACAACACCCCTGCCTCGGTATTATCACGGTAGGGGTACAAACTGGCACAAAAGCTGATGGCACGCCTGCAATTCAGCAAACAAAAATGTACTTCGTCACCGAACCCGACCTCTACCGTTGCATCTTCCAGTCTCGCAAACCCACAGCTCGCAAGTTTCAAGATTGGGTATTCAACGAAGTTCTGCCCTCGCTTCGCACAACAGGCGCATACGTTGTGACTAAAGAAGAAGACAGCGAGGAAGACATTATCGCACGTGGTTTGATAGCAGCCAAGGCAGCACTCGCAAGACGTGAGCAGCGTATCAAAGAACTTGAATGTGAGAACAGCCAAAGCAAACAAGTTATTGAAGCACAAGGCGAGCGTATCGCAAAGGATGCGCCAAAGGTAGAGTACTACGACCAGACGCTCAATTCAAAGGACTGCATGACATCAAGTCAAGTGGCTCTCGACCTCGGCATCACGGCACAGGAGTTGCACAACAAGCTCTGTCAAGCAAACATCATCTACAAGCAGTCGGGGCAATGGAATTTGCACAAGCCTTACAAAGGTTGGAAATTGCACGACACAAACACCTATACTTTTCCAAGCAGCAATGGTGGCACACATACCAAGGTCTACACTGTTTGGACACAGCGTGGACGACGCTTCATTATATCCCTTTTTAAAAACAATTTCAACGTGAAGCTCGCTCTTGCTGAGATTAACGGCAAAATCGCCAAATAAATCACACATTAACCCTTTAGACACGCATAACAATGGAAAAGAACGCTATAAACAACAATAAGGAGAATATATCAATTAGTGACACAACCAACAACATGCTCGCTTTATTACGGGATTTCATACAACTACAGAACAGATTAATCGTTGTTTACGACGGCGAAGTAGGAGGTGAGAACGTTATAGAAGCTTCCGCTGAACTCTATCGTCTTATGCAAGATGCAATAACAGTAAATATCTGCGAAACACTCACAGAAACACAGGCAGCTCAGTTGTAATATAACACACATTTTAAAGGGTACGCACGACTAAAACGTAGCGTACCCTTTTTGTTTACACGGAAACTGATAAATCCTTATAAACCTTGATAAAACTGCTTAACTTTGCTTTAAATCATTATAAAACTCGTTTAATATGGCAAAAAAGCAGAATAACACGCTCAGCGAATTGGGCGTTAAAGAACGAATAAACCTAAGCAGTCTGGAGCTTAACGAAGGGCAGATTGTAGGCATTCCAAAGAACCCTCGTTACCTTAAAGGTGAGGAACACGACAAACTAAAGAAATCGCTTAAAGACTCGCCAGAGTTGTTGCAATACAAACCGCTTATGGTGTACGCTATCGAGGGTGGAAAGTTTGTCGTTATCTGTGGCAACATGCGCTTGCGTATTTGTCAGGAACTGCACAACGAAGGCGTAAAAAGTTTTGACGCGCTACCTTGTTTCGTACTCAACAAGGACGTGCCCATTGCCAAAATAAAAGAGTATGCCATCAAGGACAACGTACAGGCTGGTAATTGGGACTGGGACGAGCTTGCCAACGGAGATTGGGAAGTAGAGGATTTGCAGGAATGGGGAGTCGATTGCTCGTTCTTGACCGACACGGAGCCAGTCGAAGAAATGCCAGAGCGCAAAGAAACGGAAGACGACGCATACGATGAGGGCGAGCATGAGATTGAAGCGAAATGTAAACTCGGGGATATTTGGCAGCTCGGCAAACATAGACTCATGTGTGGTGACTCTACTGACGCATCGCAAGTTGCTAAACTACTCGGGGGAGCAAACATCCAACTCTATTTGACAGACCCACCGTATAATGTGGCTTACGGTTATGACGGCGCAGCAACAGAAGGACATCGCAAGGATGGACTGGTCGTCTTAAATGACAAAATGGACAACGATAAATTCGAGGAGTTTTTAACAAACGCATTCAACGCTGCCAATGCTAATATGGAGAAAGGCGCTTCGTTCTATATATTCCACAGCGACGGCTACTCCTATTGGTTCAGAAAAGCCCTTATCAACACGGTAGACCTGGAGCTGCGAGAGAATCTGATATGGGTAAAGAACTCTATGGTACTCGGAAGACAAGACTATCAATGGCGACATGAACCTTGTCTGTATGGTTGGAAAAAGGGAGCGAGCCATAATTGGTTCAGTGATAGAAAACAGACGACCGTTATGGAGTTTGACCGACCGACAAAGAGTGTCGAACATCCGACCATGAAGCCTATTCCACTTTTCGCATATCTTATTCAGAACTCATCGCAGGAAGGTTGGAATGTCTACGACAGCTTCGGTGGTAGCGGCACGACTATAATGGCGTGCGAACAACTCAACAGAAACGGTTTTTCAATGGAGCTTGACCCTCATTATTGTGATGTGATAATCAACCGTTGGGAAACCTACACAGGCAAAAAGGCTGAAAAAATCAAAGTTTAACTACATAAAATAAATTAGAAATGATAGAAAAAGTAAACCCACAACACCCAGACAAGGTGGCAGACCGCATTGCAGGTGCTATCGTTGACCTTGCTTACACTAAGGAGGACAGTCCGAAAATAGCCGTTGAAGTCCTTATCGGACATGGCGTAGCTAACGTTATTATTGAAAGTAGCGTAGCTTTCTCTAAAGAAGAAGTGTATACAATCGTGGAGCGCATCACCAATTGTGACAATTTGCGACTGAGCCTTGTAGTCAAGCCACAGGACGCGCACCTTGCAAAGAACCAAGATGGTATTATCCGTTGCGGTGACAACGGAATCTTCAAGGGCATGCCCCTCTCGGTCGAAGAGAAGTCTCTTTCTAAGTTAGCCCACGATATATACGCATATTTTCCAACAGACGGCAAATACATCCTTGCCGGAGAAAAGTTGGTTATCTGTCAGAGTAACGCAAAGACATCAGGACTGAAAAGGCTCTACCCTACTGCCACTATCAACCCACTGGGCGACTGGACTGGAGGCACTGATGTAGATAGCGGAGCAACGAACCGCAAACTCGGCTCTGATATGGCTCAGTCGGTGACAGGCGGTGGACTGCACGGGAAAGACCTTTCTAAAGCCGATGTCTCGGTTAATATCTACGCTTTCCTGAAGGCACAAAAAGAGCATAAGCCTGTAGAACTGTTCTGCGCTATCGGTGACGAAACTGTTGACGGCAAGCCGTACTCCGAGATTGTTAAGATAGCAAAAGACTACATCAAGAAGGTAGGCGGATTCGAGAAGTTTGCCGAGTGGGGGCTATTCTAAAAAATATTAGCAATGGCAAAGAATAGTGGTGGTACGAGAAATTACAGAAATAATCCCAAAGCCTTATCAACGAGAAGAAAAGAATTTGATGGTCTTATGCAGTCTGAATTTTATGACGTTTCACGCTCCTACTTCGACCCATCAGGTGGATTTGTTGCGACAAACAATGAACACAATAAAGTAAAAGACACAAATAAAGACAAAGAAAATGAAGCCACATTATATCTCGCCAATAAAGGCTACAAAGTATATCTTGACAGTGAACGTGCTACAATAGAGTTTGAATCCCATAATGATGGACGTATTTACAACATCCCCATGGATATAAAGACCATCAACGAAGCAGGCAAATACACTATCAAAAGGCAGCTGGAAAAGGCAAGCACTCAGAATGTGAAAGCGGTTGTTTTGTATCAGAACAATCCTTTGGCTGATAAGGACTATGTGAAAAATCAAATCTATGGGGAAAATGGATTTATACAGAAATCGCCCAAAAATGCCTTAGAGAAAATTGATTGGATTATAGTTGTAGGTTCAAATGGGCATGTACATAGACATGATATAAGAAAAGAAAAAGCATCAAGATTAAATGGTTAGCGGAGGATATGCCTCCCTAACTCGGATTCATCCGCATTGTCATGCCGAAATGGAGCTCCCGCATATCAGGTTACCCCAACAGATAAATCATTGCAAATATAATAATAATAAACCAAACAGCAAAACAAAAAACATGAATAAAGACAAATAATTATGAGTAAACCTTTACCCATCAGAACAACCATTGAGCGTGCGCTCAACATAAACATTTCATCATCACTGCCTGCAAAGGATAAGGTGGCAGTGATGGAGTGTTTGCTAACGTTGAGCGCAAGTGAAATAAGGCGCATAAACGAGAGCGACAAAGCGACCGCTTTTGTCAGCCTATGCGCTAATATACTCCGTCGTGGTGAACTGATGGAGTATATGCAAATTCTTGAAATGTGCCGTAAATCGGCTTTAAACAGCGATAAACGTGCTTAAATGTGTGTTAAACACATAATGAAAGCAACATATAAGGAATAAGGAGAAGAATATGCCACTGTCAAAAAATGAAAGTAAACGTCAAAAACAACTCGCCAATCTTGAAAAAGGCAAGTTTAAAAAAGGCGAAATCACCAATCCCAAAGGGCGACCGCCTAAGCCTAAAACGATGACGGCGTTCATTGCTGAGATGAAAGAAAAAGGCTATGAAGTGCCAACTTCGCAGACCATAGCCGAGTCGTTTTTGTATATCGCCACCTTGCCCGAGGACGAGCTTAAAGCGGTTCTTGCCGACAAGACACGTCCTATGATGCAGCGTATTGTTGCCAAAGGCATACTTGACAAAAAAGGCATGGATATACTCGAACGTGTCGTAGACCGAGCCTATGGCAAGATACAGCATATCGACCTTACAAGCAAAGGGGAACAGCTTAGACAAGAGCCATTGCAAGTGCATGTTGTTACAAATACAGATGAATACAATAAGGTTCTTGCAGAAATTCAGAAGGAAAAAGAACGCAAAGAAGCACAGCCAAACAAAGAATAAAGCAAAGACAAATGCCGCACGTATTTTTAGCTAAGAACTACATGAGAGTGAAAGCAGCCAAGGAAGCAGGATTTACAACTTGCTCTCTACAAGGCTCCAGCCGCAGCGCCAAGACCTACAGCGTTGTGCAATTCCTCTGTATGCTATGCTATAATATCCCTGGAATGACAGTTTCTATTATACGTGCAGGTATGCCTTCAATCAAACGTACTGTTTATCGTGACTTCAAGGACGTAATGCTTTCTTTTGGATGGTGGAGGGACAAATGCATGAACAAGTCCGAGTTTGTGTATACATTTCCTAACGGCTCTTGGATTGAGTTCTTCTCCACCGATAACGAGCAAAAGGTGCGTGGTTCTAAGCGTAAGATATTGTTTGTAAACGAGGCAAATGAGCTGTCTTTTATAGAATGGCAGCAGCTACAAATGCGTACTACAGAGTTCTCCATACTCGACTATAACCCTTCATTTAGCGAGGAACATTGGATAAACCAAGTAAACGAGGAAAAAAATACTTATTGGTTCATATCCACATATAAAGACAACCCATTCCTTGAACAAAAGGTTATTGATGAAATTGAAAGCTTAAAGTGGAAAAACCCGAGCTTGTGGCGCATATACGGACTTGGACAACGTGCTATTGTTGAAGGTCTTGTATTTGAGAATGTTGTCGTGGATGATTATATACCAGTTGAAGCACATAGACATCATTGGATTGGCATGGATTTTGGTTACACCAATGACCCAACTGCCATTGTCGAAGTGTATCTTTGGGGTAACGATTTATATGTTGATGAACGTTGTTATCGAACCAAAATGATGACTGACGATATAATCAGAGAGCTTAAAGCTATAAAAGGCGACTTAGAAATAATATCAGAGAGCGCAGACCCACGTCTTGTTGATGAAATATACAATGCTGGTCTGAATATCAAACCAGTTACAAAGTTTCAAGGCTCAATAAACGCAGGCATTATGAAGATGCAACAATTCAGGATACATGTTACGAGCCGTTCTGTGAATATTCGCAAGGAGTTTAATAACTACACTTGGCAACAAGACAAAGAAGGAAAATGGCGCAATGTACCAATTGACATGTGGAATCACGGCTTAGATGGTATTCGTTATGTTGTTCTTGACAAAGTTCTTGGTGCTTATGGCAGTGGCATGAGCGCAAGCGAAATATTGGGATTTATCTAACAAAAAACTAAATTTCTATTAGTTTGCACTTGTATAACTAAGAATTATTTATTAACTTTGCGGTCATAAAATTAATAACAAACTAAATTATAAAAAATATCTCAAGAAACATTTGGCACGTAATGGAAGTTTTTATAACTTTGCGGTGCTAACAAGAATGATAGTAAATATCTCGCATTGAGCAGCGGTTAATTGCTCATTCGTCCGAATGGGCATATTTCATGCCCATCAAGACCGTATTATACACGGTCGCCTATACGTAAGATAAAAATGGATGCTCTTTGCGGAGTAGTCTACCATCATCTTGTTAGCAGCGTATATGGCGACCGCTTTTTGTTTGCCTATAATCATCTTATAAATGCTAACAAGATGACTGACGTAAAAATTTTTAATTCTCCTATGTTTGGAGAGCTTCGTGTTACACGGAACGAGAAAGGCGAGCTGCTTTTCTGTTTAGGTGATGTGTGTAACTCTTTAGGCTTGCATACAGGAATGACAAAGAAAAGACTGGATGAAAAGGGCGTAAGTTTAATTTACACCCCTACAAACGGAGGCGAACAAGCATTAGTTTACATCAACGAGCCTAACTTTTACCGCTGTGTTTTTCAATCTCGCAAAAAGGCAGCCGCCGCTTTCCAAGATTGGGTGTTTAACGAAGTTTTGCCCTCACTCCGCAAGACAGGCGGCTACATTGTCACAACCACCACTGACACTCCCGAAATGATTATGGCACGCGCCTTGAAGGTAGCAGACGAAACAATCAAGCGCAACGAGCAGCGTATGCGAGAGCTGGAAGCACAGAGCGAGCAGCAAGCAGCCACAATCGACTTGCAAAAAAAGGAGCTGACTGTTGCCGCTCCAAAGGTGGACTACTACGACAACACCCTTGCATCCGTAAACTATATCACAGCCACACAGGTAGCCGACGACCTTGGTGTTTCTGCACGTGCCTTAAACAAGAAGCTCTCCGAGATAGGTCTTATATACTTTCAATCAGGGCAGTGGCATGTAAAGGGCATTTATAGAGGGTGGAATCTTGCAAGCACAAGAACACACACATACCAGAGCAGCAATGGTGAGAATATATCAAAGCCGACGCTTGTATGGAACCAACGTGGCAAGCGTTTTATACTTGCCTTATACAACAACGGCTTCAATGTAAAGTCTGCGATAGCCGAGATTAAAGGAGCACAGACTCCTACCCTTTCAAACAACAACAAGTAACCTTTAAACGACAGAACACAATGGAAACAACAAAGAATACAGCCAACAACAAGATAGCTTACATAGTAAGCGACACAACATCGGACATGCTCAACACCCTCAACGACTTCATGGCATTGCAATGCCGGATTATCGCCCTGTTTGAGGACAAAGACGAGGGCGAGAACGTTATTGACGCAACGGTTGCCACCTATCATGCAATAAGCGACGCAATAGCAGCGAACATCAAGGACAACATGGCAGACATAGCCAAAGGTGAGCTATAAGCAGCCTCTTTGCGACCTGTAAACGCCTAAACGACAATTTTACAAAGGACATGGCGCACATTATTCCGCGCCGTGTCCTTTTTGTTTACACGTACATTTGCAAACTTCCTGTAAAATCAACATCGTTTGCTAACTTTGTTAGCAAAGTTAGCAAAACATGAAGAAGATAACAGAAATACTCTCACACGATGCCAACACAGTACATATGTTACTCACGGCACGAAAGCAGCCACAGCACGACAGCTACGAAGACATTATGCGTCAATATGATGCTTACAAGCATGATATTTTCGATGAAACCAAGCGTCCGAAAAAGAAAGTAAAAGTGCCGACAGAGCAGAAAGACCCTTTATCAGGACAGGTCATTTACAAGACAAAACTTGTTGAACGTGTCAGAATAGCGTTACCGACACAGAGAGTGATAGTCGACAGGTTAGTGGGCTTTTTGCTCACAAACCCTGTAACTTACAAGGCGAACTCTCATGGCGTAGACATTAAGACTCTCAACAGCAAGCAGCAGCTACTGTTCGATGCGATTACACACTGCTATCATGACAACAAAATGAAGTATTTTGACAAGCAGCTTGTTCGCACGGTCTCTTCTCAATGTGAAGCGGCAGAGCTTTGGTACATGACAACAGACGAAAATGGACGGCTTGGAGGTGAAATTCGCGTACAACTGCTTTCACCTGCTAATGGCGACAAATTATATCCCCATTTTAATGATTGGCATCGGATGGATGGTTTCGGACGTGAATATTACACGTTTGACGAGCTTGGCACACAAGAACTGCATTTTGATGTCTACACGGATAGATTCGTCTACAAGTACATCAATAATGGCTCGGGATGGACACTCACCGAAGCAAAGGCACATGGCTTCACGAAGATACCAGTAGTTTATTATTATCAATATAAATCTGAATGGGCGGATGTTCAGTGGGCATGCGACCGAGCAGAAGAATGTATCTCGAATTGGGGCGATACAAACGATTATTTTGGTACACCAAAGTACTTTATACAAGGTCGTTTGGAAGGCTTTGCTGAGAAAGGCGAGCAAGGCTCGGTGTTCCAAGGTGGAAAAGAAACGGAAATGAGAGTGCTGTCATGGGACCACTCTCCTGAGAGTGTAAAAGGCGAGATTGCTTACCTGTTCAATATCATCTTCTCGTTTACCCAAACTCCTGACATTTCGTTTGAGAACATGAAGACGTTAGGCAACAACACAAGTGGAGCTGCCATACGTCTTATGTTCACCGACCCATTTATGAAAGTCGGCAACAAAACTGAAATGTATGGAGAAATGTTCACACGCAGAAGCAACATCGTTGCTAACGGTATTTGCAATGCAGGCATATACGTTAAGGGTATTGATGCAAGCGTAGCGGAGGACATTGATTTTGAGCCCGTGTTTGAACCTTACATACCCAAGAATGATGTTGAACTGCTACAACTTATCACACAGAGCAATGGAGGTAAGCCTTCTACTTCACAACGTCGTTCTATTGAGCTTAATCCGCTCAACGATGATGCCGACAGCGTGGAGAAAGAAATGAAAGAAGAACAGCAGGATGAAATGATGCAACAGGCAGCGATGCTTGGTATGGGCAGTTCTTCATCAGCAGCACAATCAATAAATAATGAAGAGGAGGAATAATTATGGCAAAAGGAGGTGGAGGAACAAGAAAGAGTCGACCTAAAGAAACTCTCTCTACTGAAAAGATTAATGCTGTCAGTGACTATATGTATACAATTGACGATAATGGAGCTTATTCAGATTCAGACAAAGCGAAAGCCATATATAAAGGTCGTGAGGAATTAAAGAAATTATATCCAGACCAACCTTTTATTACTGTGACACATTTAAGTGTTGACGAACAGGGTTATTTGCATGTAGAGATAGGTCTCAACGGTAAAAAGATAGCTGGCATGCCGAGAGAATTTGGGCAAATTCGATATGATACAAGAGACAACAAATTCCATGTCACCTATCAAGGATATAAATGGGAAACGGCAACACTTAACAATATGAGGGAGCAATACAAATATATTCAAAACAAACAAAATTTCGGCAAATGGGATAAAAAAATGGAAGAAATAATTGACAAATACAACAATAAACCTACAAAAGAACATAATGCTTTTATGGGTATTGAACAAAGATATAGAATAAGTAAGTGATGTCGAAAAAGCTAACATCAAAACAAAAGAAAGAGCAGTTAAACCAACTGTTCGCAGCGTACAACCGCCGACTTGGTATGTTGTACGGAATTTATGTCAGGAAGCTGCTCGCTCTTGGCTATAGCGAAGACGTGCTCGAAAGTGACGCTCTTTTCAATTTTGACAATTTCCCTTTGCTTAAAGCTCGACTTGAAGAAATATTTAACGACTATTTCCAAAATAGCATGTTATGCTACAAAAGCGGCATGACAAGCGGCGTTTCTTTGGCGTATGCGCACGACAATGATGCAATAGGGCAATTCTCTGTGCTAACAGACAAAGCATTAGAAACCGCAAGAAAAACGGCTGCTGCGACGTTCATAGCCAATAGACTCAATTCTAAGATAGGCTTGAACCTCGCGCAGTCCGTATGGAACTACTGTCAGCAAACAAAAGCAGAGTTCGAGATGGCGATGTCTAACGTGATAGCCGACGGACTGGGAAAGGGTGAATCCGCAGAGGAAGTGGGTAGAAGAATACGACAATATTTGAATAACCCGGATATGATGTATCGTCGTTACCACACAGTAAAAGTGTTAAAGAACGGACAGAAGAAAGATATTGTCACTTGGCGCAGGAAGCGCATTATTGACGGACGTGTACGCTTTGTAGAAGAACCGCTCGAACATGTAGGGCTGGGCGTATATCGCTCCGCAAGAAAGAATGCTTTACGTGTGGCTCGTACCGAAATCAATGCAGCATACCACACAGCAAGGAACGAGCGTTGGGCAAACGAGCCTCTTGTCATAGGGCAGCATATACACGTATCTCCACAGCACGACCCAGAGGAAGATGCCGACATTTGCGACGAGCTTGAAGGGTACTATCCTAAAGGCTTTGTGTGGAATGGCTGGCACCCTCAATGTTATGCCGAAGGTACTCAGGTTCTGACTACAAAAGGATGGAAAGAATTTAAAGATGTTACGACTCAAGATATTGTATATTCTTTAAATCCACAGACACGTGAAATAGAAGAGACAAGTATTGTAGGAGTACAAAAATACCCTTACAATGGAGAACTTATACACTTTTTTAACCGTTCGTTGGAATGCCTTGTTACTCCAGAACATCAAATGGTGTATATAAGCAAAAGCGGTGCTCACGAAATAAAAAAATGCAACGCTACGGAATACAAGCCAAGTATGGGAGCTTTCTATCGTTCCGCTGTCAATACAGCCAAAGACCGCACGAACATTATGTTTGGCGACAAAAATATACCTTTTGATGTGTATTGTGAATTTATGGGGTATTACCTTGCAGACGGTAGTATGCAACATGACTACGGTATTGTTTTGTCGCAAGAAAAAGGACAGCCTGCTTGGAAACGTATGCAAACTTGTATCAAGAAGATGGGGTTTACGCCACACGTTTATAAAAGCACCATTGTTTTATACCACCGTGCTTTTGGTCAAGAGCTTTTAAAATACGGAACTGCACATTATAAATATATACCACAAGAAATTTTAAATGCATCAAAGAGACAAATCCAAATATTTCTTGATGCTTTTATTGTGTGCGACGGACATATCAAGAAGCCACGTCCTTTTATGGGCAACAGAGGTCATGTATGTACTCCAAATCATGGAGAAAGAATGTATTTTACATCTTCTCCTCAAATGGCAGCTGAAATAGGTTTGCTATTGTTAAAAGTAGGACATCGACCGTCATATAGAATAATGTCACCTAAAAATACTGTCAAAAAAGATAGTACAGTTATAAAGCAGCGATATGACTGTTACAGAATAAGTGAATGCGATTCAGCAACCGCCACTGTATTTAACAAGGAGAAAGTTGAATACATCGGCTTTGTGTACGACGTTACACTTGAGAACAATCACATCATGTATATACAGAAAGACGGCAAATGCTTTTGGGGCTCAAACTGCATGTGTACCAGCGACCCCGTTATGATAAGCGGTGAAGAGCGCAAGGATTTCTACAAGCGACTATTCAAGGGAGAGGATATGTCCAATTACGTATCTCCTAACCGCATTAAAGATGTGCCCGACCAATATAAACGGTACATTGAGGATAATGCGGACAAAATCGTAGATGCGTATAAACGCGACAAGTTAGCTTGGCATTTGGCAAACAATAAAAGTTATTGGGTAAAGTATTTGAACGCAACACAGCGCAAGGAAATGGGCGTAGATGCGATGTCTCGTCGTGAAGTTATACAAGAGATAGCAAAGGCAAGGCACGCAAAGCGTGATGCTGTTAAAATACAGAAAAATTGGACGCTTAGGAGGTCTTATTTGTATCTGGAACGAATGAACAATGCGCTCGATGGAACACAACTTAAAGGTGCACTTCAAGAAAGATACAATGCAGTCTTATCGGCTTTAAAAAGTTCTAAAACGTGGAATATTGCTAATGTAGAAAGTTTATATAAAAGATTTGCGCAAGGCATAAATATCAATAACACCTACATTGTTAGGACAACGAAAGCTGCTTTTAATGTATATTACAAAGAACACAAGAATGGCATCAAGCAAAGCGTGGCGTTAACCAATTTATGCAAACGTCTTAAAAAGGCAACATATGCAAAGGAAGTCGCTGAGTTGTATGCCAAGCTTCGCCACAAATCACTTGTATATACCCGTTATCAATTACGACAAACGGGAATTGTGAGAGGACTTACTTTCGATAGTGATATAAACGCCTATGAAGTGGCTAAGGCTCAAACCTTTATAACCCCCAAAGGCAAACCTGTCGATATCCGTGGCTATGTGTCGGACTTTGTAAAATATACAGACAAAAATGGTATAAATTATTATTATGAGGTTTTTACTGATGCGTTAGAGGCAAACATGGATGCCAGAAGAGCATCAAAATTCCTTGAGACATGTCCTTCTTTTATAAGAGAAAACCTTAAAGGAATTATGAGTTGCAACAAACCGCATCCCCTTGACGACTACTTTAAAAAAGTCTACAAAGGCTTTAAGAGTGGATATATGTATAGTTCTGACCCTGTGACAATACACGGCCGTTCTACATGGGAATATTTTAAAGAGAGTATTTGCCATGAAACAGGACATCATATAGATAAAAGACTACAAAATGTCTCGTCTATGACAAAGTGGTTGCAAGCCCAAAAGGCGGACGGTAACTATTATCGCCCATATAGCCGACAAGCACCAACTGAGGATTTTGCAGACACTGTTGCGCAATACGTTAAAGACAAAGAAAAATGTCGCAAGCAATTCCCGCACAGAACAGCTCTGCTTGAAAAATTACTTGCAACACTTTGATATTAAGAATACACTTCGAAGATTCGATTGCCGTCCTTGTCAAATTCAATAATTCTTGTGTACTTGGCATATTTCTCAATGCACGGCTCCATGTTTTCATCAAAAAAATAAGCCGTCATCTTTACGCCCCCATGAGGGGTTTTGCCGTAAATTGTAGAAAATGTCGCTTCCATAATGCTGAGTATTTAGTTAATAATATGCAAATGTACTTCAAATGTTTTGTGTGACCAAATAAAAAGGTTACCTTTGCGCTACATTGTTGTATCTCTAACGAGATATTACGTTAAACTCCAAATTAACCGCTGCCATCCGTATCTCCACAGGCAGCGGTTTTTCTGTTCATATACCCAACGCATCTTGTATGTTTTTCTTCTCTTCGTCTGAGGTATGTCGCAGACATCATTACTATTGTCTTTGTCTTGCTCTTTCGACTCAACCTCTACAATATAGACGTGAGTCAATATTTTATTTTGTTCCATATTATTTATTTTTGTTTGTTTTTTTAGGCAAGCTCCAGCCTCGTTCTTTGGCGACTTCTTGATTGAACATCATCCACACTTTTTCGTCTTTAAACTCAAAGTGCATAGTTCCCTTCTTGTATGCTCTACAACGGAAAAATCCCCAATCAAACCATCCACCCCATGCTAATTGATTTTCGTATACAAAGTGGCTTAGGCTTTCCATGTTGTTGTAATCTGTACCAGTTAGAAAACATAATGCTTTGCATATATCTTCGATTTTGTCTTTATTACCTCCTATTTTTAGTCTAACAAAAGGATTCGGCCAGCGTGTGTCGTATTCAGTAATCCAAGACACGATGAATTTTCTGTTAACCATGTAGTTCGCATTTGTCTTCCATGTCTCACCAGCTGTGCTGTTTTCTGCCGACAAGGAACATATAAGGTCGAATGCTTCAGATAAAGCTGTTCTCATACGCTGCCCAGTAGTCTGTATGACCATATTAAGCACACTGTACACGTTCTTCATAGTGAACGGCACATTACTTTGCTTCTCGACAAAACGGTTAATCTGCTGATGCAATTTAGAAGTTGCAAACTTCTCCATGTTTAACTTTCTGAAAATAACCCTCCAGTAGTATTTTTGCAACTCTTTTTTGTACTGCGCTCTTGTGATTGTTGTAGAACGTTCTTCTGCGTTGACGGCAGTGAAATATATAGGCAAGCTGAATTTTTCTACCTTTGCTATTTCATTAATCTGATTTGACGCTTCCATTACGCTATCAAAAAGTTTAACAGCAGAAATATAGCGATTAACCAAGTCACGCACAACATTATATGGCATCAGACCTTCTTTGGTGTTCTGGTTGGCGGCATCTTCATCCTCTTGCGAGAAAAAGTAGCCTGAAAATTCATCTTCACCATCTGCTTGTTTATAGAGCTTCACAAGCGACACATTTACATTTGTTTTACGCTCAGACGTGCTGAATACGTCTCCCAAAAATTCGGAACTGCCATACAGCTTGACTACCTCTTGCAATTTACGGTACTCTCTATAACAAGTAGCATTGACATTTGTGCTGTTACACAAGGCAATTATTGTGCATCCGGACGGAGCTATCTCCCAAGCGTGCATAATATGCTCCGCCCCATGGCTGAATGGCGGATTCATTACTATAAGGTCAACATAGCTAACTTGGTCAGCTGTTAGCTTGAGAAAATCATCGCCAACAAGAGGGCAAACGTTGCCGAGCAAATTTCGTAGAGTAAGGTCATTCTCACAGGCAACAACATTACAACTGCCATTTAGTTTTAGCCATTTGACAATATTGCCGCTACCAGCAGAAGGCTCTAATACGGTCTTGCCTACATAATCTTCCCCTAACATCATTTGCTCTATAACCTCATTTGGTGTAGGATAAAAATCGGGATTGTTTGAAAATAAGTTCATAATACACAGTTTTTACTTTCTAAAGTTTATATACGCAGTTGGGTAACGAGCCGAGCAATGCTCTGTGACGGCATATCCTTGTCGGCGAAACGCTCGTACAACATTATTCACCGCTTCAAACGAAGATACGTGCCATTTTTCATTTGGCAGACTCCCGACCCAGTTGCCAGCACAGCAGCCTTCGGTTCGCTGAAGTATCTGTACTTCCTTTCTGTCTTTAAGATTGTCAAGAACCCACTGTGCAAGTTCATTCTCTTGTTCTTCTATTGCGTTTGATTTTGGAATTTCTATCATATTATTCTTTGTTTTTTATTAATAAAAGTTGCGCTTTACGTTTCACCCAACGTATTATCGCCTTATGGCTGCTGCCCTGCCGTGCGTCTGCCTTAACATTGCAAGAACCTCACGCTTGATAAGCCTGTTCGGCAGGGTGCGGAGGTATTCCTCAAGAGCCTGCTTTGTCCAAAAGTAGCGTGTGGTCTCACGCCATTCTACGGTCTTACGAAAGAACCACATCGTTCCTGCTACTTCCATTGACAAGCCTACTTCGTATGTGATACCGTTAATTTTTATCATTTGTCCAAACTTTCTACCAGATACTTAATTTCGCTGTCCGATAATTCAATATTCTGAGAATGCTTGAATTTGATTATCTCTTTTATTCCGATTACTTCTTCCACAGCCTGATAAGCCATAACGTCCGTGTCATTGCCTTTGTCGAGAGCGACGATTATGTTGTGCGCAAAAATTGTAATCATATCTTTTGCTACAGTTTTAACGCTTTCTATTTCTTTGCGCAAAACCTCAGTTTCTTTGCTGAATGTACAACCGCATTCAATTGCAAAATCATTCTTTATATTCTCGCACATTGTGTCAATATCTGCTCCAAACTTCTGTGCGAAATAAGTATCACCTTTAAGTGATTGCAATACTTTAATTTCTTCTTGTTTTGTCATTGTTGTATCTCCTATTAGTTGGTTATTAATTTCTGTGCCACAAAATTAATAATAAATCTTCAAACAGCAAAGTTAACTATTAGTTCTCTATTAGTATTTAATATTATTTAATCGTTTGGCTAAATACTATAAATAAATATATAAAAATATAGCGTTAAAACAGGGGAAAAGACTATCTTTGCAATCAAAACCCAAGGTTTATGAAACAGATATACAATATGTCAACTAAAGAAATCCGTGAGCTTATAAAGCAATACATGGAGTTAGGGGTGATAAGCCGAGCTATACAATGTTACGAACGATTGCTGTGGCTTGGAAGTTTACGACGGCGTGAATATTTACGGCTGGCGGCAATGTGTGTATGTCACGGGGATGAAATAAGAGCCAAACATATTATAAACAGATATAGTACTATTTTTAAATTAGCATAATAAAAATGAAAACAAAAACAAGTATTACCACATTAGTATTTGCCTTCTTAGCGATGTTAAGCACTTCTTGCTGCAACGACAATGATTCAAATACAGAGAATAAAAAATTAGAAAACACCAATTGGAAACCTGTAAAATACAATTTTCATAATGCCGATAACGTTGCGGTCGATAAAGTTGAAGAAAACTCCATTATACTGACAAAAATAGGAGAACTACAAGGATTGGAGTATGCTAAAGAATCAAACACAAACGCACAAGATTGGTTCTGGGATTTATGTGAAATAGAAAAACACGGCTGCGATTCTGTTATGACTGCGTCATTTAGTTCTGACAGATGTCTTTTCCATGTAAAAGTGTCTCGTTCGAGAGTAAAAGCAAAACTCACAAAAACAGAGAAACTTTACAAGTTTACAGAAGGTTCATACGTTGTGAGAATTGGATATAGTAACTACTACGAATCTATTTCCGTCAATAGCTATGGAGTATATCGAGCTGATGGGACACTTTTCATTCCTCTCAATGGCAAAGGAAGCGTTGTTTATGAAACCGATTATGCCTATACAGACAAACAGGCTTTTGATGAAGATATGAAGGAATACACAATCGCGGCAGACTATCAAATATCAAACAACCAGATAACGTTTACTTACGACAAAAACGGGCAAAGAGAAACATTTAAAGGTCTATTGTCTCAAGATGGACAAAATATCACAATTGACTATAATCCAATAGTAAATTCTGTCAAGTGTTTGCACCATACATAGAAAAGATTAAAAGTGAGGCGTAACAACCTCACTTTTCTTTTAACAAGTCAAAAATCATTTGGTAGATATCTTTCATACCATTGTGCAAATAATGTTTCGTAAGATACAGCACATTGTAACCTTTGTCTTCGACATATTTGCCATACACCATTCCAGCAACGACTATTATTGTATAACCTTTAGGAGCGACAACTCCAGGTTTGGAAGCATATTCTTCTAATGCGCTTTGCACTTGCGATTGTCCGCCTTTAACCTTGTCAGGCTCGGGTATCTTGCCTATGGTAGTGTTTATGAGCTTACCGTCAAAGAAAACGGCAAAAGAAATTGAGTTCTTAAGATTTGCCGTTTGGTCTTGATAACCTTTATTCTCTTTGGAATAGGTCACAGCCTTTTCCCCAAGCTCAGGCAATGCCGTTTTTAAGACATTATCCACAGCTTGTTTCTTTTCCATGAGCTTTTCCTTTAAAGCTTCTATACCTTTTATTTTGATAGTTACCTTTGCCATTGCACAAAGATAATGTTTTCCCTGTAAATAACAGAAAAATAACAGGGTTTTAACAAATAAAAGAGTGGAACGCTGCCGCCCCACTCCATTTATTACAAGTTGATTATTTCTTTGCTTGCTCTGTTTGTTCGACAAGTGGTAGAATACCATGCTTTTTTAATGTTTCGTATAAGAACAATCGACCCTTTTGTGTCCATTTCGTATAGACACGCGCGCCTTTTGTACCGTCACTATGCGGATATTCAAATGTTTCCGACTGAACATAACCACATTGTAGATATTTAGCACGTACAACCCATGTTGTGCCAACCTTGCGCTGTATTTGCATATTGCGAAGAAGTACATTGAACGCTTTTGCTGATTTCCCATAATCTTGTGCAATAAGTGTCACCTGTACAGTATCTTTACACTGGAGAATAGTGTCTACATAGCTGACTTTAGGCTGCATTTCTGTGATAGCGGTTGAAAGTTCAACTATTTCTGTGTTCTTTTGTTCTATCTCTGTATTCTTTTGCTCTATTAGTCGTTGTTTTTCCTCAATAGCCTGCTGTTGTTTAGCGGCGAGCATCAACGCTTCGGCAAAAGTCTGAGGAACAGCAATAGCTTGTACCGCTTTATGAAAGACTTGCCGGTAGACCTCGAATACACTACGGATTTTCCGGGCAATAAAATATTCAAGACAAGAAGTCGTAAGGTAGTATTCTATTGTAGGTCTACCCCCTTTGGGGTTTTGCGGATTTTTCCGCAAAACTTGATAGTCAACATCTTTTATGAACTGCTCATTATTAATGAGTGCTTCTACAGCATCCGATTTCTTGCCATATACAAGCGGCCATACATCATCAATACTTACAGGAAATTCCCTGTTGGACTGTGAAAGGTTTAACACTGCGGTAAAATACTCCTTGATTTCACTATTCGTACTCTCTTTTGTTAATTTCAAATTTGCCATGTGATTTTTGTTAAGATTTATGTGTTACAGACAGAAAATTAGTATTCTGTTATTGTGCAATGGGGTTACTTGTAGTAAGGGCATCGAGCAATTATTTGTACAGCACAAGGTCGCTGACATACGCCCATCGTTTGAGTCCTTTGCCGTCATAAAGTGAATAATCCATAAGCCACCATTTATGTACACCTGTCTGCGTTTCACGACGAACAGCAAGACGGAAGCCACTTGTCGTATGCAACAAGCACCATTCTCCATCATTGGGCAACTCTTTAATCGGGTCGTGCCACACGCATTTGAAAAAATCACTTATTCCTGCGACAAACGATGAACGCAAGTCCTCACGAGTAAACTGACATTCTTTAGCATCTCCACTAAAAAGATTGAGCGGATAATCTTTAGCCCAAATTGTGCCATTATCCGCACAGTCCTTTTTTGTCAATGTGTCAACCAGCTTTGCGGTCGTTTTCAGTTTTCTTGCCATTGTAACTATCTTTAAGGATACAAGCACCGTCTTCAAGCAACATATATCTTTCACGTTCCGTTTCAGGCATGGCTTCATACGCTGCAATGCTTGCTTTTTTGATATTATTCTGGTCGTAAATAGTTACCGCATATTTATCAAACAGCTGCTTAATAGTCTTGTTGTTGACGATATTGTTCTGATACTTCTGCCTATCGTCACCCATAACAAGTGCAAGCATCTCGTCTATTTGTTTGATTGCGGTCTCAGGATAGACCTTCTCAAAGCACTTCTTGATGTCAATGTGGCGTATTTCGTATATGCGCTTGAATATATGTTTATGAGTATCAACCGACATGCATATAAGATTCTGAAGGACTATCATAGTAGCACACACGCCTGCACGTGGCACGCCAAGATTCTGTAACTTCTCAGCAATCTGGTCACGAAGTTTTTTCAATGTTGGCAAAGCCATATCATCCAGTTGGCTTGCATACTCGTTGCAATATGTGTCCTGCGAGTTGCTTTCTACAAGTTCTATTATCTTGCGTAAGGATTGCTTTGCTTCGTTGAACTTCTTTTTTAGTTCAAAGCGCAAGATGCCTTTCTTTTTCAAGTACCACTCCATTGAATACATCCAATTATCTGTGATAAGATATTCGGTGTAGAGAAATTGAAATACTGACACCTTTGCGATGTTTAGCGTTTCTTGCACATATAATGAATCTACTGTTTGGTCGGCAAAAACCTTGTAACTATTGCCGAAAGATTCAACGGCAAAACATTTAATAGGAGTTTCCATTTTAGTTAATTTAAAAGTGAAGCGGTCTTGTAAATGTAATACAACGAAAGTAAGATATATGCTAATGACAATACGAGATACCACTTCTGTATTGACTGTGAAAACACATAAGTGCTTTCTTTTCCAAGCAGAAAATTCAGCATACATAAGACGAACATCACTACCGTCATAATCAGCGTGACTATACCTATTTCTATCATTTTATATCTGTGTTTAAATATTGGCGATATTCGTTAGTAGCTTTTGTAAAGTAAGGAGACGCATCAAGACTTTTGATGTACTCGTCTATAGAGCAAATTGTAGAGGAAATATTACCCCTCTCCCATATACTGTGTAAAGCTACCCAGCAAGCAGTGGTACAGACTTCCTGTTGTGTATTATTATTGTTGTTAAACACTTTTCTATGCTTGATGATAATTTTCAAATTTCTATCATTAGACAAAAGTTCGCAACCATCGTTGGTTTTGACAAAGTAAGGTATTTCTCCTTTCGCTTCAATTACATAATTCAGACCTGTCATTGTGTATCTCCTTTTTAAGTTATTTGATTGTTATGATTTTAATCCACCGTTCTATTGCAAGAACGGACTGGTCAAAAGAGCGGCATATCACGTACTCAAAGCCAAGTTTACTGACCTTGTTCTGAAACTCTTTCTGCTTCTCTGACTGACGGCCTTTTTCTGTCTTCATTTCTAAAAACAGAACATTGCGCTGCGCTATTATTATAAGGTCGGCAAAGCCAGCAAGAACTCCTTCACATTGCATGATTGCAGCTTCTTTGGGATTGCGATACCCTCCATTAGGTACAGCAGCGATAATATACTGAGGATATTGCAAGCGAAACCACCTAACAACAGATTTTTGTATCTTAGATTCATCGTGCCGTGGTTTTCGTTTCGTGTGCTGTTGCTGTTTTAAGAAATTATCAAACTTCATTCTTAATATGCCTATTTTTTTTTGCTGATAATACATTTGCAAAGAAATCCTTCCATTGTTCTTCTGTCTTCATCCAATGAATACAAGGACGTTCTGTAGGCATAGTTAAAGCACTAATCGTACCGAGCATTTCGTCATACGTTAGTCCGTCGCTATATTTATCGCCTTGACGAACAGTAAAACTGTTTTTACGGTCTTTATCAGTTTCTATAATTATATTGTCCATATATTATTTCCATTCTGGGTTCTTATTGTTTTCTATCTTGCGATAGTAAATCTTACACAAATCATTTTCGTAGACACCATCGTTTTTGGCAAGTGCATTCCAAAGGGCTCCTAATTCAATGCCTATTTTGTTCTTGCCGTTTGCGACAGCAAGCTCTGCGCACGTACTATATACGAGTGTTTCTTTTTCTTTTTTAAGCTCAAGCACAACGATACGCTTGCGAGGATGTTTGATTTTACTTGTCATTCATTCACCTCCTTTTCTATTTGTTTCTGCGACTCGTTAATAAGCAAGTCCACGATTTTGTTTATTACTTCACGATTGCCAATGCCATGAACACCATTGGTAGCATACAGCTCAACTCTGTACACGAGTTCGCCTTTGCGTAACTCTCGATATTGAGCATTCAGACTTCTATTACTTTCAATTCTTGACATCTGTATTCTTTTATAAGGGTGCTACTTTGTATCTGTAGCACCCGAGATTGTTTTACAATAGAACAAGGTCGGCAATATGGGTTCCGGCTGGGATAATAAGGTTATCCATGCGTGTGCCATATTGCGTTTGTCGAAGGATATTAACCTCGTCAACAACGTTGACAACAACGTTCACTTCGCTGTCTGCCATTATTGACATTGGCACAACGAATGAAGACGTAAGACGTTTGTTGTCTTCTACGAGTAGCCCATTGATAGCATTGTCTTGTGTTGACATAACAATTGCACCTTCAAAACCTGTTAGTTTATTAACAGTTGGCACAAGCACGCCACCTTTATGTAACACTACGTCTTCACTCGCAATAAGCGGAATTATACGCTGAGACTTTTCGTTGTTCTGAGCTTCCTGTTCTTCGTTTTCGATTTGCTCCAACGGTGGAATAAACTGAGGAACTTCTTTGTTCTGAGTTTCCTGTTCTGTTTTTTTACTGTATCTTCCCATATTCTTAATATTTAAAACGGTAAATCACTGTCATCTTCCGTTGGCTGTGCGAACGGAACATTGCTTGCTGTAGCAGCATTAGCTGAAGGATTAACAAGCGGTTTCATGCCTCCAAGTATAGGCATGGCATCCAGCTGTTCCTTTGTCATGCTTTCGCGAACGTCCTTAGGCAGGGATTGCTTGACAATATGCGTCTGTTCGTATTTTGGCTCGCGCAGAGCAAAAGCATTTAAATCCAAATAGACTGCCTTTAGTGAGCCATCTTCGTTTACGCTCTCAAATAGATGGTTGTCTTCTATAGGCACGACAAGACAACGTTTTGTTTCTGAGCGCCCTTTAATGTTTAAAACACCTGAATTTACATATTTCAGAGCGTTAAAATGAATTCCATAATTATCATTTTCCATTTTTATATGTTTTTGTTAACCTTTCAGTACGTGTAAGAACGATACGTAATATTTACCATTATTACATTCGAACTTAAATTCAAGCATATCATCGCCTGAAACATCACCTACATCGTTAATAACGAGTGTAGGAAAATCGTATGCATCGCAATATCCGTGGTCGTAAAGATGAATGTCCAACACATTTTGATGTTGAATGGTCACATCGCAGAAGAAATCATCAAGGCTTGCTACGACATGGTCGTTAATCCATTCTTGCCCCATCCTCAAATCTGTATTCACGAGTTCATAGAACGGCTTTGCTTTTGCAGCCAATACTGCCTTAGCTCGCTTTATTTCATCGTCAATTGTTTTCTCCAGCAACTTACTTTGAGCGAGTGCTGCGCTACTTCGTGTCTTGAAATATTCACGTTGTGCTGTGCGCATAAGACAAACGGTGTGAAAAAAAAGTTTTCTATCCATGATTTTGCTTTTTTAGTTCTCCAATGAGTACGTCAGCAAATCTGACAGCTTCACTTGCGCAACCCTCTAAACTTTGGTACTCAAACTCAATGCCTGGGTCTGTGCTGCGTTTTTCTTTACCATCTTCTATGTAGATAGTGCGAAGCATATCCTTAGCTATCTCGTATCTGCGCTGCTCCCAGTCAATTGGCTCTTGCTGAAGTTGCTCACAAATAGATTCAAGGTCTTTTATATAAGCCCACCGTTCTATATGATTCTTAAATTCTGTTGGGGATTGCAAACGGTTTTCTACCCATTCTTTACCTCTAACCAACTTATAAGAATTACGGTCTTTCCATTTAAAGATATATCTATCTTTCCCATTTGGAATTTCTGTGCCAGTATGCCAAATATTTTTTGTTTCCATATCTCCTTTTTTAAAAATTTAGCCTCGGAATAAGGATTCGAACCTATATTCACATCGTGCATTTACAGGCTGCTCGCACGAATATTTATTCTAACACTTTACTAATTTTATGGCTATCAATCCTAAACGGACTATTTGCAACCTACCGTCCCGTGACGGATGAATTATTCCGAGTTGTTAAAACCCCACCGCTGTGGGGCGCAATATCATTTATTTTTAACTGATTAAATATACACGTCTCACGACGTAGAAAACGGAAATATATTTATAATACATGAGTTTCGATAAAATCAACGAGAGCCAAATTTTGCGATAGAATCATTGGCTGGTCTAACATATACGGCTTGTACATATCTGTAGCGGCATTGTAAAAATCCCACGCCGTAACCTTTCCTCTGTCTTGATAAGCCAGCATCATTTTTTCCGTAATGCGACTAATCTGTGCTTGGTTAAGAGGAATCGTGTTGTTGTTACGAATTGCCTTAAACTTTGTTTCTGACGCAACACGTAAAGATGTCAGCATACCGATAATTGTAAACATTTCCTGCGCACTTATCACGCGACGCTTCATTTTTTCTATCTTTTCGTCGTCGTCAGCTGTAATGTTTCGCAAATCATCGAGCCAAACGCCTATTTTAGCTATCATTTCATTAAGTGCAATTCCGGGCGTTCTGCCGTCCTTGTATGTAGCAGCGTATTGTTCTCGGTTTAGCATCGTCTGATTGTGGCAGATAACGACGTTTCTTCCGATACCTACCTGTAGACCTTTCTGATGGAAAGAAATCGCCAAGTTGGTAGTAATGGCATCGTCGCCCTCACCTTTGTCAAGGTCGTAAAGACGTATATTGCAATATACACGACGCAGAATATGAGCTTCAATAGCACGTTCTCCATATTTTTCTTCCTTTTGGGGCAGACGGCTAACACCAGGCGCACGACGGTCTTTGTTGTTGGCAGCGAACAAATCCCATATTTCAGCTTTATAACCACGCTCGGCACACATTTCCTGTATCTGCTGAATCAACTGAAAGTGGTATATTCCCATTAACGGCTTGCCATTGTAGTCGTTTTCTTTCTCTGTACGAGCGAGTTGCTCTAACGTTAGCGTCTGAACTTTACTAATGTCGAAGTCCAGAAATTGACGGTCATCCCCACCTGCCACTGTAATACCTGCGGATTCTGATACCATGTTGTCAGACACTGCTGTTTGTAAATTCATTGTTGTTTCCATTTTTATTGTTGTTACGTTAAACTTTTTATTTTATAAGATGTCTACATTCTCTGTGTGCAAAAATTCTTCGTCTATCTGCGTGTACATAGGCAGCATTGTCTTGCCATAGAGCCATTTTGGCATTATACACTCGTTCAAGTCGTCGGACTCATTGTCGGGTTTAACGATGATTTTATTCTCGGGAACCCAGACCCTTTTGTTCTGTTCTTCACCAAAGGCAAACATCTGAGCTTTCGGCGTTTTTATCTCCATCATTGCCTTCGGGCAACGAAAGCGAACCATTGTTGTCGTTATCTCCATTGTTGTTACTTTATATTGTGTGTTAATAAAATATCCACATTGCGATATAAGCTACGGTAAGACATACACCCATGCTTAACGCCCAATACTTACACTCGTTTATTTCTTCTTCATCCCAATTGCGTGGGTCTATATAGTCCTTCATATTCTTTTTGTTTTGTGGCGAGGCTTTACTCCTCGCCTTGTTTGTTACTTTTCACAGATAATAGTCTCACCGTTGTCTGTCACTTCGGAAAGATATCCTGTAGAAACCTTGCTAAAGAGCTTCATCGCCAATCCTTTGTTTGTTGTGTGACGGGCTTCATCAGTCTGGTTGTTGTAAACACAGTAGTTCATATTCGTATCTCCTATTTTTAATTGGTTATTAATTTCAATACCGCAAAATTAATATTTTATTTTCAAACAACAAAGACTATTCTTAGTTTTCTATTAGTCTTTAATGTATTTTAATATTTTAAACGTGCATACACGCTAATAATTTATTAATTTTGTGGCGTTCAAATGACAAGGCACTAAAAGAACAATTTCCCTATCTGAATAGAAAAGGGTCTAAATATACAATAACTCCCATTGTCAGTGTTGCCTAGTCCGCTGTACATTGGGGGTTTCTTTTTTTTAGAACATTATGGTAAAAAACCTACGATACAACATAGCTAACAGCCTTTTCAGGGATAAAGCTTCTCTGAAAGCTATAGCCTTGTTGCTGTATTTTTACCATAAACACAATAAAAATGTATTGAAGAACTGGTCAGTCAATAAGGTTGCTAACATTACAGGCGTACATGCGTACACTATAAAGAAACGCATAAATACGCTTATTCAACTCGGCTTTGCTAAAATCGAAGGTTCTTCACTTGTTTTTCTTTCAGTCGTTTCGAAGCATAAAGACAGAAATATTAATATTACAGATATTTGTTATGACACAATTAAAGACGTAGAAAAATCATTATACGCCATTCTTTTGTGCATAATCCAATCTCATAAAGATTTTTGTAAGCGTACCATTCTACAAGCTCGTGAAGCGAGACAAATTAGTGTCGTCAAAAAAGCTCGCGCACTTAAAAGGAAGTATGGTTACGGAGATTCTTACAATGAGAAAGGATTATCGTACAAAAGAATTGCGCGAAATTTTGGAGTTTCGTTAAAGACAGCATTCAATTACGTGAGATATGCCGTAGAAAAAGGTTTTGTAGCCTTACAAAGTCATTTTCATTCTACCTTTATGCCTAAGGTGGGAGGATACCCTGTACCTGGGTATATGTTTACAACACATAACTTCGCTTATAACGTAACTTCTAACACATATACAATTATAAGTAAAATATTCAACAACAAAGAAAATCGCGCCATCCCCTTGCGCTAATGCTTGGTATATATAGATTGTAAAAAATATAAACATATGAAAAATTCCACAAAGCTCGAAAAACTAAAAAAATATCTTGACGAGAACAATGTCTCGTACAAGTGTCGTCGCAAGCACAGAAATGGGCATTGTGACCTTTATGTTATAGCTGCTAAAGTGTCGGTAAAGATTAAAGGCGATGATGACGAGATTTTCTACCGTAGGCACAAATGCGGCTATCACCCGGTATTTATCCGCAAAACTGACACTCCAAGGTTTGTTATCGAAAAGGTGTATAACACGATATACGAATCGATGGTGAAACAGCAAAGACTTTTTGAGAAACAACAGCGCAAGAAGGAGGCATTGAAAAATGAAAAGAGAAATAGGTGAAGAAGTTTATTGCGGTGAGTGTCCATTCTTTAAAAACGAAGACACAGAAGGATATGGTCATTGCAATATAAGCAAAAGGGAAGGGCATTGTGGTGATTTGTGCCGATATTACACATACATCATGCTCAGAGAAGAAACTGTCCGTTTGTTGCACTACTGCCAAAAATGGAGACGAGGTGCTAATATTCAAATGCCTCCACCAACATTGCTTGGTTTAGCTATTGACAACGCTATGCGCATTATTCGTAATCTTAAATAAACAACAATGAAGCCAAGCAAAGCATTAATTAACAGAATGCGTCAAGACCTTATGTCAAAGACAAGCAACGCAGAAAAAGCAGCGATACGCAACTGTGAGCTACTTGGATATAAGGTTGTTAGACAGCAGCCTATAACGACAGGGCGCAAGCTGTATTTTGCGGACATATATTTGCCCGAGCTGAAGGTAATTGTGGAGATTGACGGTGGTTACCATTATACAAAAAGTCAAAAACGCAAGGACGGCAATCGCTCGGCTGGCATTTGGCGCATGGGCTATCACGTTGTAAGACTAAGCAACCACGATGCACGGAACATAAACAAAGTAAAGGCGAAAATTGCACTCATAAAAAACAGACTCAATGAAAAATAGAAAGATAAGAAACAAAGACAACGTAAGACCGTTGCATCCCGACCCTCGGCATTGGACTCGAAAGCAGCACAGCAATTCGTGGAAGGCTAAAGTCGCCTACGAAAGCGAAGAAGAAGCGGCAGAGTTTCTTCAACAGAACCCCAAGTTAAAAGCTTTGAATTATAAAATTTACATTTGTCCTATCTGCTCTAAATGGCATTGTGGACATCTGAAATAAACATTAAATCAAAATTATAGATATGAACGAGATAATTAAAATTGAATTGTGCGGTGGCAAAATGCCTGAAAAAGCACACGCAACAGATGCGGCATTTGACGTTTTTACAAGAGAAGACGTAGAACTTGTACCTTACCAGCGAACAGCAATCCCTCTCGGCTTTAAGATACAGTTGCCGCCGCACCTCGCTGCCGTGATACAAACACGTAGCGGAATGTCTTTAAAGGGCATGGCTTGTAAAGGAAGAAAACGGAGCGGTGATATTGACATACGCATAGATGCAGATGTGCTCGTCGGTCTTGTAGACTGTGGTTATACTGGTGAGGTATGCGCTCTGTTGCGTGTCGGTTGTGGTTCTACGCCAGAACTATGTAATGCAGGTAACCATGGCGTATATATTCCTGCTGGCACGAAGATAGCGCAAATGCGCATTGTCCAAGTTCCCAGCGTGACGTTTGAAGTCGGTACAATAGACAAAGACACGGAACGAGGTGAACACGGATTTAATTCTACTGGCATATAATGACAAAGGCCATCATACTCAACAAATACCGCAATGAGCTTGGACGGACATACAGGAAACAATACGACAACGGCTTACGTACCAGATGGTGTAACCGTTCAAATATGCGTTCTTACCAATGTCGCCCAAACTCAAAATGCGGTGTTGTGTTGACTACCATACAAGACAACTTAATACTTGAAATGTATGAAAAATATGAATAAACAAGATATAGCAAGCACGTTGTACCGAAAAGTACGGGAGAAACAACTTAAGGATTTTAAAAATAGTATGCCCCAAGACAAACAGGGCGTGGAGTTTACCCATAACGGCATAACATACGTAGCTGCCATTCGGCGACTGACACCAACGGAGTGCGCAAAACTACAAACAGTGCCTGACGGATACGAGTTCTGCACATCGGAGACACAGCAATATCGCTGCTTGGGCAATGGGTGGACGATTGAAGTAATTAAACACATTCTTGATTTCTTGCCCGAATATACGAAGAAGTCAATGAAAGTGTTATCCCTTTTTGACGGCATGTCGTGCGGACAAATAGCACTCAGAGAGATTGGAGCCAACGTGACTACATATCTCGCGTCAGAGATAGACAAGCACGCTATTGCCAACACTCAGCACAATTTCCCCAATACAGTGCAGTTGGGCAGCGTGACAGATTTGAACATTGAAGAGATAGTCGAGAAGTATGGCATGCCCGATATTCTTATCGGCGGCTCACCGTGTCAATCATTCTCTTTCAGTGGGAAAATGAAGGGCATGAGCACAAAGAGTGGCGAGGAGATTTACACACTTGAACACTATCTCGAACTAAAACGACAGGGTTTTGAATTCGAGGGTCAGTCATACCTCTTTTGGGAGTATATGCGTATATTGACAGAACTTCGCAAATACAACCCGAACATATACTTTCTGTTAGAGAATGTAAAGATGCTTGAGAAGTGGGAACGGTGTCTGTCAAACGCTATTGGTGTGCGTGGTGTCCACATAAATTCTGCTCTTGTGTCGGCTCAGCAGCGCAAGCGTATCTATTGGAGCAACATCCGCACAAGACAATTTGAAAACGGCAAACTATTTCCTGACGAAGAGGACAACGACCCGTTTGCATGGCCAAATATCACAACAGACATTCCACAGCCCGAAGATAAAGGGCTTGTAATAAGGGACGTATTGCAAGGTAACGTCGGAGAGAAGTATTATCTTAAAGACGAAACGACAGCTAAACTCATTGACCGTACCGACAAAAACAAGCTGAAAGATTATCTCTTAGAGCCACAGGTTAGTGTTGATGAAGCGTTGGCGTACATGAACACTCATTCCGATTATGATGACTTCACGAGTAAAGAAAAGCGCGACATAGCGACTTTGGGCTACGAATTGGAGAAACAACGGTTGTTAACTAATTATTATGGAGAAGGCGTTCCTAATGGGTGACGGCATCGTGCCTACAGAGAAAGCATCAGCACTGAATACCAAATACCTAAGCTGGTGGTTTTACCCAGGGCATAGAATGCACACAGCAGTTGTAGACATATATGAAAAGTCAAGTAGTTGCAATTAGAGGAAGGAGTGATGGAGAATGGCATACGTCAAAACACTATCAAAAAATAGAATATAGAGGTTGTCATTGTTCTTCACTCACTTCTGTCGCTAAAGATAACATGATAATGGAATTATATGAAAGAAATAAGACAACTTAACGGATGCAAAGAATGGGGAAACAGAGCAAGGCAATGTCATCGTTTCTACAATGTGTACGGCATTGGTTGTTGCCTTAAAACCCCATCTGGGGGAGGCAATAGTTCTATGAAAATATTGGAAATGTATGAAACATCCCAAGCAAATAAACGCAGCACGTGAGTTTGGAAGACAACCACGGCAACAACATAGATATTATTCCGTGTTTTCACGGCGGTAGCTTGCCAGATATTCACTGGGAACAGTGGCATAACACAAATATTAGAGCTCTATGAGAAACCTTCAATTTGACCACTTTACTCCACATGGGAGTAACACCAAATGTCCGACAATACAAGCTAATGACCATAAAGGCATTGACTATAAGTACAATATAAGACCGACAATACTGAGTATTTATGAAAAAAAATGAACGACTATATGGAGTTTGTGTGACCAATGACGGCATACGTCCTTACCAAAATGACGGTCGCAAAGGAACCTTGACCGAATGGGGTACAATAAGTTTTGTCAGCCGAAAGCACCAATGTTTGCAGACATCCCATCGTGGGGGATATATAATACGGATTTATGAGAAGATATCAAGTACACCCACAACGTAATGGAGGTCTTCGCACATGTATCCCAGCTGAAAATACAGCATCTGGAGGCATCGAAGCCTCGTATCATAAAGGATTTGACACACGTGGTTATAGACCATACATATTAGAAATCAGAACAAATGACAGCATTACACCAACTATTGAATATCAGTAAGCAAATAGTACGTTTAGACGGCAAGGCAATATGTCTGTGCCAATCAATGTATAAAGGTGGCGGCAACAATGCAGTCACTTACATAATAGAAAAATTTGAAATATGACGGAAGACCGTGCACGAAGAATTGTTGAGTACATAAAAGTTCCTCAACAGAAGGCGTATTGTCTGTCGGCAACAATGTACAAAGGTTTTATTGCTAACGGTAATACGAATTTTTTAGAATTGTACGAGGTGTAAACGTCTTACGATTGCGTACATACTGAAAATATCTTAAATATTAATATATCTATTAGTTATATTTGGTCGTTTCAAGAATTATTATTAATTTTGTGGTGTTAAAATTAATAACAACTAATAAATATAGGAGATACAACAATGACAACAGAAATTTTAAACAAGGAAATCGTAAACTACATTATCAGTGATGTAGAGTTGACAATTAAACGTTTGGGCATCAACGTACAGTTGTCTATCGAACAGTGTGAGGATTACAATCACGATAAGTTCGACAAGATAGTTAGCACAAGTTTCCAAACAATGCCTATGCTTTTTAAGGAGATTCATATCGAAGGCAACATTAATGTGATAGCAAATGGAACAGAAGAAGATTATTGCAAAGTGATAATCAACCTCGATGTAAGATATACATATTTCGATGGAGGTACAAACGGATATAATCTTGGTAAGATTATGTATGTAGCAGATAAATCTTACAATGGTACAAACACGAAATATATAAATATGTATGTGGACAAGGTAAAAACTCTTGCTATCTAAGAATAAAACAAAGCGAGGTGTAACAGTAGAAAGAGATAACATTAAGCGCACATCTTTCTATTCTACTGTCAAAGGCATTTATCACGGTAAGGTTAGCCTTGACAGAGCTACAAAAAATTCGAAGAAAGATATCACTTACATAGCTCTTTAATTGTTTACACGGGGGTAGATAACATTTACCCTCCCGATTACATAAATCATTAACTTTGCAAAATAAAAAAACAAAAGATTATGGCAAAAGGTGGAGGTTCAACAAGAACGGTAAACAGCTCTAACGCAAGCGCGAGCAGAACAAATAAAGAAATTAACGCAACGACAAATAAAAACAAATCTCTATCGAATACACTTTCGATACAAAAGGTAAATTCGTTAATAAGAGATAAATTTGAAGATTCCTTCGATAAAGAACATAAAGGATGGAATGTTCATTATATGAGATATGGCGATTTGGATGATTTCTCTTTCAATGAAAAAAACGGAACTTTGGTTGTCTATGCTACTGGTAAGGCATATTCTCCCCGACCTTCTATTGAAAAAGAAATAAAAAAACTTTCAGATTCTGAATATAAAAAAGCAAAAGAAAAGGCAATATTTAATGTAACGGAAACTAAAGGACCTGTGGCTACAGATGAATATGGGGCAACAAGAATTGCCAATATTTATGAAGAAAATGGGTTTAAAGTAAAGAAGATTATTCTTCGCAAACAATGGGATTAAAAGAAACAAGAAATGTAGATTAAGCAAGTTTATAAAATTAATATATCCTTTAATTTTACAAACCTAAACTAATAAAATACTAATAATCAGAGATTTGTATAAAAATATCTCGAAAAAATTTTGTGCATTACAGAAGATTTTATAATTTTGTGGCGTTCAAAAATATATATCGGTAGAGGTTGGAAGCTCTACCACACAAGGTAGGGCGTTTTTTATGCTCGCAATATAACATATAAAATACAGGCGTATTGCCCCTTGCATATACTATAATGGTGTATGCGTGCTTTTCCGATATATAGCATTGAACAAAGGGTAGCAGTACGCCCTTTATGTGTCTGCTTAGTTAAACGTTCAAAAAAATATCGGAATGAACGAAATCAAAATTATTAACAAATCAACTTTCCTTGACAAGGAAATTGATGTATGGGGTACAGTAGAACAGCCATTGTTCCGGGCAAAGGATGTTGCTTCTTGGTTAGGAATTAAAAATGTTCCTGACCTTGTAAAAAGAATTGACAATGAAGAGGTGCATAGGTTTAACCTATGCGGCTTACAAGGAGAAACTTGGTTTTTAACCGAGGATGGATTGTATGAATTACTTATGCAATCACGTAAACCAATTGCAAAACAGTTCAAGAAAGGAGTTAAGAAAATCCTTCACGAAATCCGCACAAAGGGCGGCTATATTGCTTCAACCGACGCAGACACACCCGAGGACATCATGGCTCGCGCTGTACTTGTGGCGCAGCAAACGCTCGCACGCCGCGAGCAGCGCATTAAAGAACTTGAATGCGAGAACAGTCAAAGCAAACAAGTTATCGAAGCACAAGGCGAGCGTATCGCCAAGGATACACCGAAGGTTGAATACTACGACCAGACACTCAATTCAAAGGATTGTATGACATCAAGCCAAGTAGCTCTCGACCTCGGCATTACAGCACAGGAGTTGCACAACAAGCTCTGTCAAGCAAACATCATCTACAAACAGTCAGGTCAATGGAATTTGCACAAGCCTTACAAAGGTTGGAAATTGCACGATACCAACACCTACACCTTTCCAAGCAGCAATGGTGGCACACATACCAAGGTCTACACTGTTTGGACACAGCGAGGCAGACGCTTCATTATTGCCCTTTTTAAAAACAACTTCAACGTGAAGCTCGCTCTTGCTGAGATTAACGGCAACATCGCCAAGTAAACCTACACAACAACTTTTTAAACAACACACAAAATGGGAAAGAACACATTAAACAACAATAAGGAGAATTTTACAATCAGTAACACAACCAAGGAGATGCTCCTACTTTTGCGTGACTTTGCAAAACTACAAGAACGGGCTATCGCCCTGTACGAAGACAAAACAGAGGGCGAGAACGTAATAGATGCAACGGTCGCCATGATGCACTCAATGCAAGATGCAATCGCTGTCAACATAGGTGCGACACTCAATGAAACGCGGTATTGTAGTATCTAAAATGCTGGCATAAAAAAGACGTAGTACATTAAATTATACTACGTCTTTTTTGTTATATTTTTATTGTTTGCCGACAGATTTCACACTGGACACCAAAGGGTTGTCGTTAAATATGATACTCTGTAGATTATCAGCAATAGTTCCCACAAACATTACTTTATTATCATTTTTATCTATGTATGAGAATGTTATTGCATTGCCAGAAACAGAAAAATCAGCTGTAACAGAATATTTGTCAACATCTACATCATAATCTTGTATGCCTGCATATTTGTACTGGGTTTCGTAAGTTACGTTACCATTTCCATCCAATAATAAAAACAAATATCCATTAGCTCGATATACACCATCTTTACGTACAAAGAAGCTCTCGTAGCTGCTATATCCTACCTTTACAAAAAACTCTCCTTCCTTAAACTTGTATTGTTTTTCTGTTTGTGTTAAATTAGCTTTGACACATTTCCTTTTTACCTCCATTTCAAAAATACACCTGTTATTGGAAAATGTCATTGCTATCGTTGTGTCGGCATCGTGGCCGTTACTATTGCACACGTTCCAATACACCTCTTTTTCCTCCGTTTTTGTGTTTTCTGAGTATTCCAAGCCAGATATTTGCTGTAGCTTTGTGACTACCTCTGTGTTTGTCTCTTCTTTGTCTACAAAAATGCCGAATGTTGTGTGTTCAATTTTCTTTATCGAACTCCATGTTGTGTTTTTAAGCACATACTTTTGACTTTCCTTTTCTTTAGCATCATCATTGTCCGACGAGCAACCCACACACATTAACGCGACTGAAATCAGTGCAAATAAAAA